AATGTAGAGCGTATCGAAGGAATGGAAGCACCTGTGCCAGAGGTTCCACGTCCGCGAAATTTTCCGGCAGCTCGGCAGCGCAGGGACTAAGTAATCTGGTAGACCAAACAGAGAGTGGGGGCGCAGACCCCTACAACACCCTGCTTGGCTACCAGAACCAAGGTCGCTTTGAGAACGCACAAGTTAGCACTCGTACCATTGGGGAACTAAAGCAGTTCTCCAACTACAACAGTGCATATGCTGCGTATTCTCGTAGTGCTGTCGGGCGTATGGCTACGCCTATGGGAAGATACCAAGTCGTTGGAGCTACGCTACGTGTGGCTCAAGAGGAAATGGGTTTGCCTGATGACACAGTGTTTGATCAAAAAACACAAGATGCCATATTCGAACACTTAGCCCGTAAGCGCCTTATGAGAGCCACTGACGCACAAGGACGTGTTGATAGGGCAAAGGCTGTCAAAGAGTTCCGTAACGAATGGGAGGGCTTTAAAAACGTTCCTGAGTCTGTGTTGTGGGATGCCATTAAACAATATGCAAGAGGTTAAAGATGAGTTATAAACCAGATGGTGCTGTGACATATATTGTCATCCACTACTCAGCCACACCTGTGGAGCGTGATGTAAGTTCTAAAGACATTGACGCTATGCACCGTGCCCGTGGTTTCCGTAAGATCGGATACCATTGGTATATTCGTAAAGATGGTAGCGTTGAAAAAGGACGAGACCTGTCACAACCCGGACGATTTGAGGTTGGTGCCCACTCTAAAGGAGAGAACTCCCAAAGTATTGGCATTTGCTATGAAGGTGGTGTGACTAAAGATAAACCTAACGTAGGTTTTGATAGCCGAACCAAGGCACAAAAGAAATCTATGATTGAGTTGATTGAGAAGATGCAGGATCGTTACCCTGACGCTGTTGTCATTGGTCACCGGGATATGCCCGGAGCGGCCACACAATGCCCGGGGTTTGATGTAAGACCATGGTGGGACAGTGTTGTTAATAAGCCCAAAAGTCTTCTGCAAATCATTATGGATCTTCTGGGAGTAGGCAAATGACCGAACTAACACGTTTACTGCGACACGGCTTCGCACCCCTCACTGCTTGGATGGTGATGAATGGGTGGCTGCCAGAGAGTATGCAAGGTGATGTTACGGAGTTCCTAGTTATTGGAACCTCCATCGCCATCCCATACTTGTTCTCGTGGCTGCGAGACAAGAAAGGTAAGGAGTGATGGAGACCCAAGAGTCAAGCATTAACTCCAGTATCCTCTTAGTGCTAGGAGAAGTTAAGGGTGACGTTAAGGCACTGGTTCAAGCTCATGCACAAACCAACAGGAACATGGAGAAACTAGAGCAGAGATCACAGGAACGATACAATGAGGTTGTGGATCGTCTGTCTGTACTAGAGAGGTTCCGGTCACGCACTGTTGGTATTTATTTAGGTGCTGCAACAGTCGCTGGGTTTGTGGCCAACTACATCTCAGACCTATTCAAAGTAGGCCCTTAAAACGAAAAAAGCCCCCAATAACCAACTAAGGCTATTGAGGGCTTACAAACAAAAATAGCCCCCGCCCCAGCTTGATTGCCGGAGTGGGGGCTTTTGCGTTCTAGGGGCATAGTTCCACCCTAGTTTCGTTGTGTGTTAGTATTTGACGTTGAGTTTCAATGTCGTCTGTAGGTACGGCTGTTATGATGAATGTGCCTGCACAGTAATCAGCGGTAGTAGTCTGACATGCGGTCACGGATATCGTCATCGCTAGCAGACCTAACACTGTCGTTAACTTGTTGACGTGTCTCATATGTATCAACAACCCCTTCTAATTGCTTGATTTTGTTTCTGTTCCTCTCGGCCTTAAGGTTAGCTCGACGAAACCACAGTAAAAAGGACAGGGCTGCCAGAATCGCTGCCAACATGCCGTACAGCCTCAGGGGTAACCCCTTGAGAAATCCTAGCACTAGTGTAAGCATTCATAAACTCCTTTTTTAGATGACCTGCTGTCTTACTTCTGTACTTGTGGTACATCTCCACAGCGTTATAGTTACCAGTTTTGTAAGGACGCACAGGCCATTTATGGTCGTGTTTCTCGTCAAGACCAAACAGTATCTCACGCTCCAAGTGCAGACTTACTAGGTCCGCATACTTGACAACCTGATTGTGAGAGTCAATGTCAAAGTCAGGCATCAACTGTTTCTTGATTGATGACTCAATGTCAGTGATAAACGAGGTGTCTTTCAGCATACGCTTTACAGGAGTGATAATATCTCCTGTATATGCTTCCTCAAAGTCATGGCTCACAGCCGCTAGGACAGCCACTGGGTCGTCTGTAAGATCTTTAGTGATGTCACACACCATAAGGCTGTGTTGAGCCACTGTAAGGGGTTCTACGCCGTGCATGGCGTGGCCAGAGAAACGAGAAATACGTGACAACGATGTAGTAATGTCATCAAGCCGTACATCCTCAGGCCTTACATCAGCTAGATCAACGTAACGACCACTACTCATCTGTTTCCAATAGTTCATTATAGCACTCCTGTACTTTTAACAATAAGGTAGAGGGTGGTAAGCCCGAAGGCATACCAATATAACTCTCTCATTTTACTCACTACAGGAACGCTCACCAGTCACTGGATCAATGAAGCAAGCAGCTCCCTCAACCCCTGCCACAGGTTCCTCAACCTCTCGCATGACCGACCCACGAACCTCGATAGAGGCTGGACGGAAAGTGGTACATCCCGAAGCTCCTCCATCATAGGCTTGCAAGTAAAGATCCTTGAATTCTTCATAAGACACCTCATCTCCTACATTACATGTCTTAGAGCAAGCTGAGTCTACCAACCTAGAGGCTGCACACAAGACGTTAATATGTTCTTGAGCTGTCAGCTCCCCTGAGGTTTTACCCTTAACGCCCCACTGATCGTAGGCGTAGTCGTATACAGGCCACCACTCAATTGATCCGTCAGGCATGATAGTACGACGTTCATACCGGAGACTAAACGGTGGCTCAATACCCGAAGAGATGTTACCAGCGAAGAGACTAATCGTCCCGGTAGGTGCAACAGATAGTAGATGAGAATTACGGATTCCGTATTCTGCAATTCCTTCCCGAATGTCCTCGGGTAGCGTGCTAACAAAAGGTGACTCAAGGAACTTCTCCTTATCGAATGCAGGGAATGAACCCTTAAGTTCTGCACGTTTGATTGACGCACGGTATGCCTCATCACGAAGTACAGTCATAATCTGTTCTAGCAGCTTAATCATGTCAGGTGAACCATAAGGGAAACCTAACAACTCAATGGCGTTAGCAACACCAGTGACACCAAGACCCATACGACGCTTGTTCTTAGCCTCAATCTCCTGAGCCTCAAGTGGGTAGATGGTGGTGTCAATAACATTGTCCATCATAGCATGAATATGTGGAATATCCTGCTTGAGTTGATCAAAGTTTAGATACCAACCAGAATCATCGTCCCAACAAACATACTTAGTAAGATTAATACTTCCCAGAAGACATGCCCCATTAGGTGGAAGTGGCTGTTCTCCGCAAGGGTTGGTAGCTCTGATGGTCTCACAATATTGTAGGTTATTCTTTTGGTTAATTCTGTCGATGAACAACACACCGGGTTCTGCGTGAGACCATGTACTTCGCATGATCTTGTTCCATAGTGCTTGTGCGGACACAGACTTGAATACCACACCATCGAACCGCAAGTCAAACATCTCGTTGTCCCGAACAGCTCGGATGAACTCGTCGGTAACGAGCACGGATATATTAAAGTTAGTGAGTTGTCCAGCCTCACGCTTAGCATCAATAAACTCTTCAATGTCTGGGTGAGACACCTCCAAACAACCCATCATGGCACCACGGCGGTTGCCTGCTGATGCAATGGTTGCACACATGGTGTCCCAAACCTTCATGTAGGAAACAGGTCCAGATGCTTTAGAGCCAGACGTTTTGATGAGCGCACCATTAGGCCGGATAGTAGAGAAGTCGAATCCATCTCCCCCGCCAAGGCCCATAGTTTCTGCCGCTTCCAATAGACGCTGGAATATACCAGTCCTGCTATCCTCAATGGTATCCGAGACATAACAATTGAATGCCGTAGTTTGGCGGGCAGCACCAGCAGAAGCCTGAATGCGGCCAGCAGGAAGGAAACGCTGATCGCGTAGGATAGGTAGGATAGCATCAAAATGGTGGTCGTCATCCTTCAACTCCTGTGCAATACGAGCCATTGCGTCTCGGTGTGTCTCATTTCCCTCAAGGTACTTAGGGGCGCACACCTCTTTAATCACGAGGTGTGCTTTATTGTCCGGGTTAACCGGAGTAAATGGGTGTTGATTCATGCGTACTCTTTCTTCAAACTATCAAGACTAATCCACTGGTGATCGAAGTTACCATCCTCTACGTTACGAAGGATAACAACACCGGGCCTCCATAGTTTAGCACGGTTACCTGCCCACTTTGGGTCTTGGTCACTACCAACACCACACACCAGACCTTGGAAAGTCTTACCAGTAGCATTAGTAACCTCTGAGTAGTCATACAGGTGACTGTGACCGCACACAGAAGAGTTCATATTCTTCAACACAAGTGAACGTGCATGATTGACCCCAGCAATAGGCTTACCCATTACACCAGAGATGAAGTAGTGTGCGAAGTCCACACCCTCAAGATTGATGATGCCCGGAGTGTCATTCTCGTAATGAACAACATTGTGGTAGGCACGATCTAGCTCAAGATCATTCATAGACAAACCATAACGGCCACCAGCAAGCTCAGGACGGGCCTCTAGAGCACGTGTGATACGATACTCATGGTTACCTACACAAAACACACGACGTGGCTGCTTACGCTTGCTACGCTTCATAGGGTAAAACAGACGCTCTTGGAAGTCCAGATGAGCGTCAATGTCTTTTTCGTAGTTACCTGTATTGAAATCGGTGTGTGTTGACAGCGAAGCCATGTCCGCTGTGTCACCAATGTTAACCAACACATCTGGCTTAACATCAGCAATTAGAGCACCCATCCAATCAGCCCGCTCATTACTGTGATCGGGATCTGCGTGGGGGTCCGGTAGTACAATGAAAGTTTTACTCATACGCTCTCCACCACAAAACTATTCTTGGTTACATTGTCATGGGTTTTAGCAAGTGGACTAGACTTGATGAAATCATCTGCTGACTCCTCAGAGCTAAACACACCAAGGACATCCTCACCACCACCTAGTGGATAGTAATCGTCAAAAGAAAAAACAATCCAAATCTTACTCATTTAACCATACCCCTTTTATAATAGGCACTCACCATCATCAAACCACAAATAGCGTGGTCAATGTGAGGAAGCCCTGACTCTGGATCAATCAACTCGCCCTGTAGGATTGCTGACTGGTGACGTAGTGTGGCACCTAGTAGACGTTCATGGTCCATACCAAGCTCCCAGTTACGGTCGTCGTATTTCTTAGCACCAAAGGTTAGCACTTTTGCTACACCCTCAAGAGCATCGAAAGGCAACAACTCCATACGAACCTTATCTCCGTCAAACTTAACGCCTTCTTTTTTCATATCAGGCTGCGGCTTCATACTCATCCTCCCCAAACACGGTGTGCCTCTTAACAAAGTCGAGTGTTTTCTTGGACCCATTTTGTGCCAAGAAGACACCAATATAAACCACCCTCTGGATATCACTACTAGAAAACTGGTTGAGGTAGGAGCTTGCTTGTTCTTCCCCCATATCAGATAGGATATTGTTAAATACAATCAAACGGTTGTACGATTGGAGAGGAATGCTTTTCACACCGTTAAACTTTTCGTGTGTACTGTTCATACTTTTTCCTTATCACGGCGAGCCTTAGCGGCTGCTCTTTCCTTGTTACTTTTATCGTCATGGCAAGATTTACACAACACTTGCAGGTTGTCACTCTCGCAGAACATACGGTCAATACATTCATCCCATGTAGTAAACCCTACTTCTGGGTCCACGATAGGCTTAATGTGATCGACAGCAGCATTCTTAACACGCTTAGCTCCCACTTTGATCGAGGCAGGTACTGTTTGACCACAACCTGCACATAGATAGAAACCACGACGGACACGTGCATCTTTCAATGCCTGACTAATGGGTGCCCATTTACGTGTAGCCCCCCGTAGTTGGTTCTTAATGAATGAGTGGAACTTAGAGTCTGACCACTGACCACCACAACGTGTATAGTCTTCTTTCAATTGTCGTTTAGCCATCAAGCCTCCATAAATTTATAAGGTACGGGATCACCATCTTCATCTAGATGCTGTACCATCCACAGAAGATCAGCATTCTCTCTCCAATAAGACTTTACCTCACCGATAGAAAGTATGCGGCCTTCGAAAGGATCATTACGGGGGTCCCGCTCGACACTAAGGGTTTCCACATAAGCGTTAGTAACTCGTCGGAAGAGATCGGCCTCTGTGGCACATCCCTCAAGATGTTTGAACGCACGAGCAACACCCCATTTGGGCAGTCCGGGTATGTTGTCAGCAGTATCTCCCACGAGTAGTTGATAGAAGAAAAAGTGTAGACCGTAGCCTCGACATTTTTGCCCGACAAGCTTCCCGTTCTTTCCCTCCGTACCTCCGTACAGTTCAAGCCACCCAATGCGGTCAGTAGTAATGGGACCAACTGCGGCTTGTCCGCCGCATTCCCAAGAATAATGTGTTCCCTCACATATCCGTAGGTCTTTGTCTCTGGAACAAATGACGGACTCGATTCCCTGCGCTGCAAGTTCTCTAGACCTGATGCAGATTTCATCATCTGCTTCAAGCCCTCTCTCTGAAACTCTTGCGTCATAAACCCCCCTTAGGTGTGTTA